TGAACCGTCAACACACATATATTCAGTAGCATCGATGTTTATTGTACCTCCGGTATTCAGTCCTATGGATTTTACACTAGAAAGTTGAATATCATGTTCTTTAGCATTTAAAAAAAGACGGCCGCCATTAAGTACAATCTGGTTTCCTTTAAATTCTTTAGCTGGTGTTGGTTTGTCATCCCAGGTTTCTCTCTTCTCGTTAGCTTCTACTAAAGGAATTTGATGGTCAGAAGCTAGATATATGGATGAAGCATCTTCATTTACATCTTCACCAATGGTACTATATCCATTATCTGTACCTCTTTGTCCATTACTTAATATTATGAGAGGTTTGCCCATATTAGAATCATCTATCCATGGATTTGAAAGGGATTTACCTCCTGTAAACCTTAATGATTGTCCATGTCTTCCTTCTATTTGCAAATCTCCTGGACTTGATGCTATTGGATTAACGTCGCCTAGTTCTTTAAATTTATTACTTTGAGATAAGTCTATATCAGGGTTATTAACCGTATCGGGGTAAAAGTTATTGTTGGGGTTGTTAAATATATTAACTATACTACTATAATATTTCCTAGTTTTCCCGCTAAAGTCTGGTCCTGAAGGAGTAGGTATTGCTTCGATTCTAACTATCTCCCCTATTAAAGGGACTGTTTTGATCAAAGCATTACTTTGGAATGCAAAGGGTAATTTAGCAGCATCTGTTTCTCCAACTAAAGATTTTATAGGTCTGTAAAAAATTCCGTTTATAGATATCCCACCACCTCTTACTGAGTATTGAGGATGATTTTCATCTAAGATAATATCTATTACTCTTCCGTAACTGAAAATATTACCGCTAGAGCTTGTTTTATTTAAAGCGCTTGATGTTCCTGTTGAATTTAAAGAAAGTTTAAAACTCATATTTATTTATCTTCTTGACTACCTGAAACTGTGGTCTGCACTTCTTGTTTAACTTCTTCTTGCTCTTCTAATAAATCCTGTAAATCAGAGAAGTCAAACATTTCACCGTCTCCTCCTTTAGCTTGTATGGCTTCTAACCTCTGTATTACTGTTGCTAGTTTGATAAGATGTTCATCATTCTTAACACCTATTTCCATATACTCTTTAATCATCGGAACTAGTAAAGTAGCGTCTCCTATATTCTCTATTAAAGGTTTAAGTTCTCCTATCAAACCTTTTACCTGTGATTTAGTCTCTCTAGAATTATTGTATATTTCTTCAAAAAGGTCAGATAGCTTCTTGCCATTAAATATTTCTTTATCTGATTCCATATCTTTTTATAATAAATAGATTATAGTTCTTTTATTACAATTTTTCCTTTTTCGTGATATCTATGATAAATTTCATAGAAATCATCTTTCAGTATAGAGATTACTTTTGTTAAGTGAGGAGTTTCACAGTCTGTCATTTCTCTTATGTATATATAAAGAGCTTTTTTCTTAAAAATATCTAAATCATATCTAGTTTTAAAAATCGTAAGTACCGCGTCTGCTATACGCTTTTCACTATCTTTTGTAAATAAAGTATCTAATTTGTCATAAGTTTTTTCAACCCACATATCTAGAAACTGGCTTAGAGTAATTCCGCCTGGAAGTTTTACATTTAAACTTCCTTCATAAGATTCTTCCATATCGTCAAAAGAACCTATTTGCTTTAGTTTTTTATAATTCTTATTATTATAATTAATTAACCACCTTTTTACAATAGTACCAAAATACGAATAAGCCTTAGCACCATTAGTGGCGTCAAACTTCATAATTTTTTCTTCTAATAACATGGAAACTACTTCATGTTTTAAATCTTCTATACGCTCTACATCGGTATAGTAGAATTTAAAAGTATGAATAATGTTTTCTGCTAACTTATAAAAAGGTATGTAGATGTGGTCTGTAAAAATCCGTGCTCTATAATCTGAATCAATAGAGAGGTTATATCTTACGATGTATTCTTCTGTTTCTGCTGTAAAGTAGTTTGCTTTACTCTTCTTTCTTGCCATAATTGTCGGGGAGCATGTATCGGTCTAGCTCTTTTTGTACTAATTTTAGTTGTTCAAAAAAATAACCGACTTCATCATCCGACTGAAAAACCCCACGTTCGTCTAGACTTTGCAAGTGCTTTTGTGAATCTTTTACTATTTCTGATATAGATTGAAGATATTTTGTCTGATCCACTGTTACATCTTCATATTTTTCTACCTTTATCAGGAGATTGCGTATAGCAACACTTAAAATTATTATTAATATAGTAAGAATAATGATTGCTACAAACATATTATAGGTTTTTTAACATTTTTGATAAACCTTCTGAGGAATTTACTTTCTTTCCTGTAGAGGTTTGAATTTTTTTAGTTTTGGGTTCTGTATTTCCACCGTTTCTTTTCCAGATATCGTACTCAACTTTAGAAGCTAAAAAATCAGCAGTATGTAAAACTGATACTATAGATGTTTTTTGTCTAGATGATTCAACGTTACTGAAGAAATAAGCTTCATTTGCTTTATCAAACACTCCATCATGAAGTCTGATACCTAGAAACTCTTTTTGAGAAACTTTAATTCCAAATTTTTGAAGAATAAATAAAGATCTATCTGGGATTAACATAAAATCTAAATCTGGATTATATGTATACATTTCTGATAATTTATCTTGTCTCCATTTATCAGTCTGGGGTATGTAGTTCGGTTTATCACCATCTCCCATTTTACCTAAATCGTGAAATAATGCTGCGAATACTAATTCTTCCTCCGAATAATCTACAGTCCCTCCCATTTTAATGTAGAGCTTATGCTGTTCTAATGCATACTGTACTACCCTATTAACATGTTCTACATATCCACCAGCGAAAGCATTGTGGAACCAAGTTTTTCCTGATGCAGGAGCCATTACGTAGTTATCTTCCATGTGTTTCAACATTTCTTTACAAGCTATAGCCCGACCACCTAAGTAATGTTCTATAATTTTAAGGTGTTTGTCGTAGTTATTTTGTATCTGCTCTGCTGTTAACATAGGTTAATCTTGTGTTTCTCTATTTAAGAATGTTAAAATATCGGATAAATTCTCTTTTATAGAATCTAAATGAACATAGGAAGTAGCTCTTTCGTTAGTCCCTATAGAATGGTTAAGCTTATTAACGCTAGATTCTATACGTTCTATCTTTCTAATAATATTTTCTTTAGTTATCATATTAATTTAAAAAATAATTAATTTATTAATAATAAAATTATAATTACTATAATAATATCTATAAGGTAATAAAAATAATTCGAAAAAGCAACTATTCTATAATAAATCTTTCTTCAAAATACTGAGAGTTACTTTTTGAACCTCCATCCCAATATATTTCTGCTCTAATTACGATTGTATCTCCAATAAATTCATTAGGAATAGGACCGACTATACGTTTTGCCCATTTTCTGCCTTGAATTACCGGTAAGTATTCTGTATTCTGAGTAGAATTATTAAGGTATATAGTAGTACTCTGAACTATATCTACTGTTACCCCGTTACTAAGAGTCCAAAAAGAACCTGATTCAAAAGCTGCTTGTACAACTCCAATATCGTTATAGTAATAATAAGGATCTACATCGTCTGCTTCTATAAAGATATCAAATCTAGGTAAGTACTCTCCGTCAAAATCCAAATCTACATGGTAAATTCCATTTGAATCTTTAGGGTACGGTATAAACAACCTTCCATCACAATTTCCATCAGGGCATAATGAAGGATTAATCTCTTCCTTAGTGCACGATACAGTTAGTACCGTAAGTATTAATAGTAAACTTTTAAAATATTTCATAACCTTTTTATTTATATATATAATATAAGAAATAATAAGTAAGTAACCAACTTCTAACCTCAGTTTTTTATATATTTATTAGTATGAAAGTAGTTATAAATGGAATAGAAATAGAAACTAAGCTTTGTAATACACCTGCTTCGATTTCTGAAGGCATGGTTGGAAAGGAATTCAACAGTTCTTTTATGGGTATGTTATTTAGCATGCCGTTTAACGGTATTCATAGTTTTTGGACTCATAAATGTTTAGTAGCATTAGATATTATCTTTATTAATAGAGGAATTGTTACTAAGATCTACCACAATGCTCATCCATGTGTTGATAGAGATAATTGTATAGAATATAAGGGGTATGGAGACTCTATTTTAGAATTAGAGGGCGGCTTTTGTGAAAAAGAAGGGATAAAGCAGGGGCATGTAGTTTCTTTTGATAAGAGCGTAGCTCGCCGCGCAAACGCGCGAAGTTGCACCGCGTTATTTTAATTTAGTCTCTTAATCATTTCACTTCACCATCCATCCACTATGCTTAAATGTTATATAGACTTAAAGAGAGACTCTACTATATAGAGAGGTAATGGGAGATAAAGGTAAATCTTAATACTCTATAAAGGCTTTTCTTATATTCAATAGACTGGTAGCTAGGTATACTCTAATGCGATTTAACTCAGAGGTACTGAGTGTATAGGTTCGGCTTTGATTAATCTTCTACATCTTCGTAACCGTAGTAGTTGTTTAAGAAACTAACTATAACACTTGGCCATAGCAGGATAGTTGCTATAGATTCAAGAAAAGTTAACATTGGCTTACGAAAAGCGTATAAAATACTATTCATACCTAGT